CCAGTTTGGAGAGGCAAGCCGGTGTTCGACAGCGAAACGCTCGAGCTCAAAGGTCTCATTCCCGACGAGAACGGTCCCTTGTCGCTCTGGTTCAAGCCAGGAGTCGACAACAGACCAACACTTGGTCCATTCACGATCGCTTGCGACATCGCGTCAGGCGGGGTGGGAGCCTTTGCCTCGAACTCCGTGGCATCGGGAATCGACAATCGGACAGGCGAGCAAGTGCTTGAGTACACGGTCAAAGGTCTTGAGCCGCGTCCGTTTGCTCGCATCGTAGTCGGATTGTGCCTGTGGATGCGAAACGCCTTGCTCGGATGGGAAGACTCGGGTGTCTCCGGAGGTTTCGCCAAGGAGGTGCGTGAGGTTTGCTACTACGGCAACATTTTCTATCGGGACGTCGATCAACTCGGATCCCAAACAAAGAGTCGCAAGGCTGGGTTCCCATGCCGTGATGCCGACAAGGCGGATATGTTTGAGCAGTTTGCGTTGGCGATGGAGAGTGGAGAGTACACTCCAAGGTCCGAGGAAATGCTCGTCGAGTGCGGCGAGTACGAGTGGGAAAACGGAAGGATTATCCACGCTCCGACCAAGAACAAAGGTGCGACAGAGAAGAATCACGGCGATCGAGCAATCTCCGCTGCGGGTGCTTGGCTGGTATTTTTTACCGATAATCCTGGAAAAAAAATTGACAGCGATGTTGAAACGGGACAAACTCCAGAGTATGGTAGTTACTTATGGCGGGAACGCCAGGAACGACGTAGTGTCGATATCGGCAGTCCGATGTACTCAATACGCGACGTTTTGAAGCGATAAGCAAGGAATCTCAGGTTAATACCTGGAGGAAGCAAAGAATGGCTGACGAGTTCGCAGAAAAGACACTGACAGCGATTGGCAAGCTTGCTGACAAAGCAAGAGCTAGCCAGAATGCAGACAAATCGCTAAAGTTTTCGCAGTCGGCTCTGACTTCAACTCATTCGTGGAGTACGCATGGAGGGGATCGCTCCTCTCTGCCAAGTTTGCTAAGCGAATCGGTTGACAAGTTGGCTCAGGCGGCGTTGAAGGCGACTCAGCAATCAATGGACGATCAGGATGCGGACTGCGCACAAAAGTATTCGCAATCGGCTCAATATTTGACGCAAGCGAAAGCATTGCTCACAGGCGAGAAGACCCCATCCAGCGGGAAAAAGTAGCTGGAAAAAGCTTAGTTAAGCGATAGGCTGGCGATAAAACCCAGTCGGAGTCGTTCGGAAAATCATCCGTACCATTTCGACTGTAGATGTTTGATCTAAGAGACCAGCAAAAACGAGATCGGCTTTACAAGGCAATCCGCTCATCGCGGGATGCTCTGGAGCCTTTTCGTCGCGTTCGGCATACGCTGATCAAGGATTACGTTGGCTCTTGGTACAACGAATCAGGCGCAGAGAACAAAACTCTCGTCAACTTGATAAACCAGACGGCACGTATCTACACGGTCGCTCTGGCTGCGAACAACCCTAGCGTCTTGGTTTCGACTCCACGAATGGACATGCTTCCGTTCGCAAGGCGTTTTGAAGTCAACCTCGCCAAGCTCATCAGCGACATGGCTCTTGATGAGACGTTCAGGATGATTGTCCTTGATGCGTTCTTCTGTCTCGGGTGTGGCGTTGTCATGATGCGTGACACGGACACTCGTTTTCACGGACTTCTCGCGTCGGAAGAAGATGTTTGGCTCGATCCAGGTGAGCCTTGGTTCAATCGAGTGTCGCTTGACGATTTGATTCTCGATATGACCGCCAAAGAGTTAAGCAAGATGCGATATTGCGGACATCGCTATCGCGCTGACTTTGAAAAGGTGATGGATGAACCTGGGTACGACAAAAAAGTCAAGGACAAACTCAGACCGACCAACAGGGAACACCATGATTCGGTAGGCGCTACTCGAGACATGGCTTCGGACTGGGGGAGCGCTCAGGATGACGATCTCAAGGACATGATCTGGCTCCAGGACATCTGGATCGCCGAAAACAACACAATCGTCACCTTGCCTTGCGACCAGCAAGACATGGAACCGCTCATCGAAAGACCATGGACGGGATCCCAAGCAGGTCCGTACAAGTTCTTGTCGCTCGGCGAAACCCCTGACAACATCATCCCGACGTCTCCCGCGATGAACCTCAAGGGAATGCACGATCTCCAGAATCGTCTGCACAGGCGCATGGAAGCTGACTCGGATGCCAATCGAGTGGTCAATGTCTACCCACCAGGGATGGAAGATGACGCCGAAAGACTCAGGACTGCCGAGCGTAACGGGTGGTATCGAGCCAAGAGCCCAGAGTCAATCAAGCAGTTCCAAAGCGGCGGCGTTGATCAGCGCGACATGGCGCTAGCGACGTTCATTCAAACGGAATACGACCGTTTGGCTGGAAATCTTCAGGCTATGGGTGGTCTTGGTCAGCAGGCCAGCACGCTCGGCCAGGAAGAGTTGATCCATGGCAACGTCTCAAAGAACGTAGCTGACATGCGAATGGCGGTGGTTTCGTTTGCCTCCAAGTGCATTTTGGACCTCGGCAGGCTGATGTGGGAGGATGAGACGCTTGAGTTAAAGACCTCTATGGAAGTCGGCAACACAGGCATCAATGTGAACTCCGACTGGACTCCAGACTACCGCCAAGGTGAGTTTGACGACTACGAGTTCAGGATTGAACCATACTCAATGATCTTCAAGACTCCGGAGCAGAGGCTTCAGGAATTGTTCCAGGTGCTCCGCGAGATCGCACCGCTTTGGCCGATGTTCCAAGCCTCGGGTGCCTCGATCGATGCGCAAGCCATCGTCGAAGAAATCGCCAGGCTAAAAAACAGACCAGAGTTCAAGCGTTTCATCACGTTCGCCGCGCCGTCTGAGATGCTCGGTGGCGACGAGAACACGGTCAGGCAGTCACCTGTCACAAGCAGGGAGACGATCAGGAAGAACGTCAGCAGTGGCGGCACCGAAGCAGCTAGAAGTAATGCGCTGATCCAAACCTTGATGGGTGGTCAGCCGCAGATCAACTCACAGCAAAGAAACTCGATGTTGCAAGGAGTTGGGTCATGAGCAAGATCGTCCACAAGTACAAAGGCAAGGAAGTGTCCGAGGCAGAGCTCGATCGCTTGGTGCCTCGTAAGGCCGACTGGCTCGAACGACCAGCAATGGCTGCAAACACGTACACCGAGCACAACCCCTTGGTATCTGAGGGTTGCGGGGTAATGAGAAGCCAAGTGGACGAGACTCGCAAGCTGATTAAGCAGCATTGCATCCAGGGAGCTGCTGTTCGCGACAGCGGTCAAGTTCAATTTACAAGTCGTCGCGCACGTAACGAGTTCCTTCGTATGCGCGGATTCAGGGATATGGATGGAGGATATGGCGATGAGTGATGATCTGAATGAAGAAATGACCAGCGAACAAATCAAAGAATACGCTGAAAAGGTGTTCGAGGAATCTCAAGCCGAGCGAAAATCGGACGCCGAGATCATCGTTGACACTGCGCAAGTCGAAAAAATAGCTGCTGAGAACAAGTCCAGCAGAAAAGCCGCTGAGGACACGGTCCAAAGCGAGGGTGGTTCCGGCGACGAGTCAATTGCTCCAGAGTGGGTCACTGACGACGTTAAAGCCGAGGTAGCCGCGTATGGGATCGACGAGTCTGACTTGTCTGATTTTGCCAGCCGCGAGGAGTTGGATCGTGCTTTGCGATTGTTTGACAAAAAAGCGTTGGACTCTGGCCGAAAGGCACTCTCCGACGACAAGCCAAGCAAGCAAGAAGCCTCACGGGAAGACCAAAAGCCTGTCGCCAAAGATAGCGGCAAGTACGAAGTTACGCTGAGCAAGGATCTTTACGACGACGAAATCGTGGATGAGTTTTCGCGAATGCGGGACCACTACGAAACTCGACTCGAAAGACTCGAAGCAAATCTCGTTCAAGCAACCATCACTCACGACGAGGCTCGTTTCGACGGCATCGTTGATCAGCTTGGTCACGCCGACTTGTTTGGCAAGACTGGCAAGGAGACCGAGAGGGAGCTTGAACGGCGAAAAGAGCTTCGGATTGCCATCAAGGCTCACTTGATCGGCATGGAACAGCTTGGTTATCCAGTGGAAGAAAATGAACGATTGTACGATCGCGTTGCCGGTATGGTTTTCGCGGACGAAATCGGGAAGAAGCGTTTGAAACAACATACACAAAAGATTTCCAGGCAGAGCGGTATGCGTTTGGGCGGAAGTCCAACGAAGCCTCAACCTCCGAGTGAAGATCCTCGGGAAGCGGCTGATCGCCTCTACAGGGAACTCGAACGAGCTTAAACAATAAAGGAGCCGTAACATGGCTTTGTCCATTGACCAGATTGACGATTTTGTAAACAGCATCCACCAGAAGTTTGCGGGTGAAGACCGACTTGCAGCGCAGGATTTGTCCTTGACGTTGCAGAAGTACCATTACGCATCGCGTCTTTTTTCGGGAAATCTGAAGAAGGACACGATGAGCACGTCGGAGTGCAGGTGGAAGGTAAAGGTTGGATATCAAGACAACTTCCAGTCTGTTGGTCTGTACCACCGAGATTCTTCGACTCGAGTCAACACGCTCGACCAAGGTGAATTGAAGTGGGCGTTGACCACGAACAACTATCACTACGACATCGACGAAGAGATCTTCCGCACTGGCGGTCGGCAGATTTACGACTACATCGAGGATCAAGAACGCGACCTCATGACGTCGTTCTACACTGGCATGGAAGACTTGGTGTTCGGTCCTGGTCCATCAAGTCCTACTCAGACTCCCAATATCGTTTCGTCGTTGCTTTGGTGGATCACCTCCACGAGCGACAGCGTGACTGAGAACAACGCGACTGAAGGCTTCAATGGAGCCGAACCTGTTGGATGGTCAAGCGTCGGCGTTGGTGGCATTTCGTGTACCCAGTACCCGCAATGGAGAAACCGAACGTTCCCTTACACGTCGATCACTCGAAGCGATTTTGTCGAAAAGGTGATCAGCTCGATGGACAAGTGTTCGTTTGAGCCTCCTGTTCAGCGACCAGACATCGTTGATCAGAAGCGAAGCGACTGGGAGCTTTTGACGACTTACAGCGTCTTGGCGGCTGGTCGGCGAATGCTTCAGCTTGGAAACGACAACATTGGCGACGACATGGCTGCTCGCAGCGGTCAGGTTTACATCCGTGGCGTGCCGTTGAACTGGGTTCCAGCTTGGACCAGCAGCGACAGCGTCAATGCTCGAACTGACGGGATTGTCCTCGGAGTCAACTGGTCAACTTTCAAAGCGTACTACGCCGCAGGTCGGCAGATGCGCAAGAGGAAGGCGTTCCAGCACCCAGAGATGAGCAACGTTCGCGTTCGCTGCATGGATGACTCCCTTCAAATGGTCTGTTTCAATCGTCGCGCAAACTTCCGTGGCTATTGCACTCAGACTGTGACCGAAACCGCCTAACACGACTGGCTGGCATGATGTCAGTCGTTGGCAAACGTCTGTGGCGGCGAGACGTTAAATTGCGCCGCCAGTTTTTTAATGGGACAACGTCCACCCAAGGCTGGGACACTCCTAAAACTTCCTTGAAAGGAAAACAGTAAGATGGATTTGCATTACGAAGAACTTTCGACCCGTTTGTTTTCTCCACGTTTGTGGAAAGGATTCGGATCGCCAACCAACATGAACCCCTCGGGAAGTTCGTTCCAGACTCCAAGCGGGAATCCCGCCTTTGGTTTCTTTGACGACTTCATGACGTTCAATGCGACGTCGCTCGTTGGTCCGTGGATGAACTTGCTCACTGCTGGTTGTACGGCTGCATTGGCTGCTGACACGGCGACTGAAAAAGGAGTTTTAGCGTTAGCAGTCGATGGTAATACTGCAAACGATGAAGCTGTCATCAAGTGGGGTGGATTGGCAAGTGCGCCGTTCTTCCTTGCAAACAACGACTTGGCTTTTGAGTGCCGGTTGTCCGTATCTGCAATCACAGCCGCCAAGTGGTCGTATGGTATTGGTCTTGGAGAGGCCAACATGATCGTGACTGATGGTTTGTTTGTTGATACGACTGGTGTTCTTGCAGACAGGAACTTTGTTGGGTTTAATCACCTGTCGGCTGAGGGGGCTGCAATTGACGCAGCTTACAAGGCTGATGGTCAGACCTACCAGGACGGTGCTACCAAGACGAAGTTGAACGCACTGCACACGGCAGT